GTTTGCACCCATAGTTACCTCATCCTAATACGTTCGTGCTATCCATTACGCCGTAAATCGGATCATCCAGAATAAGCGAATACACTACGGTGGTCGGGGCCGTGTAGAACGTAATCCGATGGCCGCTGGCCACATTGATGATGCCCTGAATGCCCTCCACTGACAATTCGCTTTGTATGGCGCTACCGAGGCCGGGGATTTGTTTGTCGATTCTGATGGTGTCACCAATGTCAATGGTGGCCACATTGTCACGTTCAATGGTTGACAGTGCTGCAAATGACGTGCTCACGCTGGTGTACCTGGGCTCTGGGTTGGGCTCAAGCAGGTAGGCAGCCAGATTGTCAATGCTGGTCTGCTCATGCAGCAGGCTGTCGGTGATGCTGTAGCTTTGCGTAAAGTATTTGCTGATGCTGCCAGCATCGGTGTCGGTCGCTTCCTTGCCATCCAATCCGCGCACATACGCCCGGTTGACCACGTTGTCGGCATCAAACTCAATCTCAACTCCGTCATATTTTGCACCGGTGCCATCATCCTTGAAATTGATCACCGAACCACTCAAAGTGGCTCCAATACGTTTCTGGAACGTGATTGTGCCGTCACGTGCCACAAAGAGTCGGCCCTGCTCAGCCTGGTTGATTTGTTGCAGGTAGGCAAGCGTGTTGGTGCCTTGGGGGATTCTGTAGGAGTTGTCGTGGCCCAGATTTACTGTGCCGGTATCAATGCTGGTGCTGCCTTGGTAATCGACCTCGGGCAAGGCAAGGATTGTGTTGATGCGCTGGCCGCTGGTTTGCGCGCTAACACTCAATTCATCAAGCTGGGTTTGTGCCAACTTGTAGAACTCATCTGCGCATTGCACGTTGACCAGGTTTGGGCCTGCCAGTTGGAAGTCGTAGGTGTAGCCGGTCACCACGCCCACAAACAAATACTCGCCATTACGTGACAGACGCACGGTACGCATTGGGGCTAGTCCCGGCTCATCGTTGGCCGGATCGTAATAGGGGCTGCTCGAGTCGTACGGCCCGAGAATGCCAGTGTCATCGGTCATCGTAAACGCCATTACGCCTGCACCGAACTGGTAGTCGGTCTTACGACGACCACGGCTGTACACAACATTCTGCGTGAATGGCGTTATGTCAGCAAACTGCGTAGTGCCATCAAGTACATAGCTGGTGTTATTTAGTACACCTTTGGTGCTGTCATCCAGCGTGAATGCGTCAACCTGGAAGCCTGTGTCAAGCTCGAGCAGGTAGTCACCTGATTGAACTACTGAACTGGTCATATCGCAATCTGCAGGTCAAGTGGGCCGCTGCGCCGGTTGTAATCAGTCAACGCATCCACAATCTTGTCAGCCAACGTCGCTTCAGCAATAGCCGCATTGACGGTCACATTGATAGCACCTCCGCCCATGCGCGCAAGTTCGCCAGGCAGGTAGTCGAGCAAGCGTGGATCGTCAGGTCGGTAAAGACCGGTGTAGTCCGGGGCTACTGGCATGATGTTCACGTCACCGCCCTTGGCTGGTGACACACCACCGCCACCACCGCCGCCGCCGCCTTTGATGGTCGGCAACTTGACTGTTGGCGCTGGGATGGTTGGCAGGCCGCCATACTTGCGCTCGAGCAGATCGGGGCCGCTGGTAGCGCCTGGCACGCTGGGTAGCCCAGCGCCTGGGATGGTGGGCTGGTTGAACGTAGGCAATTTGATTTCTGGGAACTTCAGCTCTTTGCCGAAAAACTCTGCGATTGATGCCAGGGCACCTACTAACTGGTACACCGGGCCGAGTACGGTGCCGATGATGGCTCCGAAGCGTCGCCATGATTCGCTGACCAGCTTGGTCTTTTGCTCGAGGTACACCAAGCCAGCCGCCAATGCTGCGACACCGGCAACAGCGAGCACGACTGGGTTGGCTGACATGACTAGGTTGAACGCAGCCTGCGCAGCCGTAGCGACCTTCAGCGCCGTGTTCAAGGCCAGAATGCCGACAGCCAAGCCACCGACAGCCAACGTCAGAATGCCAACCAACTTCTGATTGGCCTGTACGAAGCCAGACACCTTCTGCAGCATCACTGCGAACTTGTCAATAGCCGGTAGCACCATCTCACCGAACGTGTCAGCGATACCAGCCAGGGCAAACTGCATTTTGGCGAACGACGATGCGCTGGCCTCAGCCGTGCCACCAACCTGCTTCTCGATGGCCTGCAACACAATGTCCTGTGCCTCAAGCATGCGGTTGGACTCGACCAGTACCCGGATCTTGTCTTTCTCTTGCTCGGTGAACGTGACACCTGATTTGGCTAGGGCCGTGATGCCTTTGATTGGGTCTTGCAGGGCTTTACCGAGCTGGATGGCGTTGGTTTCGGCTGTACCGAAGCCTGCAGCCGCCAGGTCGAGCGCGGCCAGTGTGGCCCGGTCAAACGCGCCGCCAGCATTGTTCACGGTCTTGGTGAGCTCGCTGAACGTGGCCAGTTTGGTTTGTGTGGCTTTGATTACGTCAGCATCGACCGCAATAGTGCGCTCCAGCTGTTCTGCGTACTCCGAGACACGCTTGGTGGCCGTAGGCACGCCCATGCTGGTCAATACCTGATCTAGGCGCTGTGTGGCCTGCCTGGCCTCCTCAGCGCCTTTGGCGGCCTTTACGAGGAATGCTGTCAGCCCGGCAACAGCCAGCCCAGCCGGTACGGCAGCCTTCTTAAGCGCAAACGACGCTTTAGCGCCTGCGCCTTCAAGTTGCTTGAACTCGGCAATGCCCTTACTGATGCCTTTGCCGTCAAACTCGGAAATAATTGGGATTGTTACAGCCATTAGCGAGCCAGTCTACGATTCGCCGCATCGGTAATTCTGTCGGTCAATTTACGCAGGTTGTCGTTCACCTGCTCAGCGTTCTTTTCATAAGTCGGCCACATCAAACGCGATGGCGCACCATAAAGCGTTGACAACACCTGACCAAGCCGATTTGCGTTGCTGCGGCCTGCCATATCGAACACAGTACCGATTGGGCTTTTCATGGTGACGCTGAATACCGCCAGGCTGTTGCCGCGCTTGCGATTGCTGAACCTGGCAATGATTGACTTGCTGACAGCGTTCTGTGCCCATGGCGTAAGCCGCCCGGCTTTCCATTGCCTGCTAAATCCAGACAACGGCAAACGAACCACCTGGACTTGAGCATCCTTGACAATCGGATCCACAATCTTCTTGAAGTCGCGTTTAATTTCCTTAGCCAAATCTGGCTCAAGTTTCTGCAACTCACGCAACGTCTCTTTTACGCCAACGATGGTGACTGATGCACTAGCGACCACGTTTGTCCCTCATCTTTTTAGCGAGCAGTTGAACGGTAGCCAAATCCTCCATATCAAACTCCACATTGCTGGGCCAGAATCCGGTAGCCAACAGCAGCTCCGCTAATCCGCGTCGGAGGCTGCCGGATCCGTAGGGTGTGGTTGCGCGACCTCTGCCACGCTGAAATCCTCGACCGATTGAAGCCACGTGTCATAGTCACGGCCTTCACGCTTCTCAGCTGTCAACGCATGCCAAGCCATGTACATCAAATCATCGATGCCTACGCCTGACTGCAAATCCGAGGTACGACGCTTGAACTTACGTTCCCAAGCTGCCGCAGTGGCAATCGTTGTGTTGACCGATTCAGTGACCTGCTGCCCGGCCGGTGTCTTGTACGACACCTGAATGGTTAATTTCACGGCACTGTGTCCTCAACCAAGGTGCCGCCAACGAGCGTGATTTCCACCTCGCTGAGCTCGCCGACCGAGCCGTTGACCACATCAAGCGCTTCAAGGTAAGCGCCGGTGACCTGAAACTCGGGGTTCGTTGTGCTGATTGCGCCTGAGGTTGGCTTCACTGCGACGTAGCAGCGCGTGCCAACCAGGGATGTCAGATCAATGTAGGTGCCGGGCGTGGCGCTGTATTCCATCAACAGTGTGGCTGTGATGGTGACGTTGGTGAGTCCACCGACGAATTGGCGGCCGGTGTCACCGAACGATGACTGGTCGAGGGATTCACGCGACTTGGTGATAACCACCGACTTGCACTGGTCGGTGAGATCAGCGGTGGAGCCCGATGACGCACCAATGGCGAACGTGGGGCTTGCGAGGTAGGTAGTTGCGACAGCCATGTAACGAATCTCCTTGTTGTGGAGGCTCGCTGCAAGCCTGTTGGCATTCTAGTAGGTCTATGGGCTGACTTT